AACGTGTATATCCCACGGCACCGCCACTTCTAATACTGACTATTGGTCTTTTGGTCCCATTAGTAATGGAACTGTAAAGTTTTACTATTATAACGGATCCTCTATACACGACATGTATTCGACGGAGACAGTACAACTTAACTCTTGGAATCACATCGCCTTCATTAAAAATTCTAGCGGCGTAAAAATATTTGTTAATGGTGTTGGCACAGGATACATTGCCGTTCAAGGAACTCCACAATCTAATGCATCGAATCTGTTCAATATCGGTGCTGTAAATAGTTACTACATTAATGGAAATGTTTCTGATGTCCGCATTGTAAAAGGAACAGCAGTATACACTGCAGACTTTACTCCACCAACACAATCATTGACCGCTGTTTCTGGTACATCACTGCTATTGAATATGAGCAATGCTGGTATCTACGACGAAATATCTAAAAGTAATATCCAAGTAATTGGTAACGCTACCACATCAACAACACAGACAAAGTATAGTGACACATCAATGTATTTTGATGGTACTGGAGATTATTTAATCCTTCCATCAAGTACTGAGTATTCAATGGGGTCTGGGGACTATACTGTAGAAGGGTGGTTCTATTTTAACGCATTGCCCCCAGGCGGTTCTCAATGGAAATTATTATTTGCACTTAGAGACGCTTCTAATGAAGGAATTGCTCTCTATATGGATGAGTCGCCCGCTCGTTTAGAACCGTATACAGGTAGTCAGAAAGCTAGTGGAAGTACTAATTTTTCAACTGGTCAATGGTATCACATTGCTGTTGTTAGAAACAATGGTACAATATTTGGGTATGTGAACGGCAATCAAGATTTTTCTTATGCATATTCAACATCAGTTGGAGATGTGACGCCTTATATTGCTGGAAACGGTAGTCAAGATATGAATGGGTATGTTGAAGACTTCCGTATCACAAAAGGTGTTGCAAGATATACCGGCAACTTCACACCTCCGACAGCACCACTTGGTTTTAGCAACGCAGAGTAATATATTTACCTTCTAAACCATATACATGAACTGCTAAAATAAAAAAGGGGACACAAGGTCCCCTTTTCTAAGCGTGAAATCTAGATTATGATTCTTGCGCCAACTTACTGAAGAAACTCATTGTATCTTCATCTTCGTCGCCGGCGTCTGACGCTTGTACTGGTGCATGTGCAGTACGTTGAACAGGAGCGGATTCTACTCGAGCGACTTGAGGAGCATCTTGCTCTTCCATCATAGCCTCTGCAGAACGCATTGGAGCAGATGATCCACCCAATACCATATTCAATTTACGTGACAGTTCATCATAAGACTTGAAGTTCTTAGGATCGGTGAACTGCGCCAGTGAGTGCAACTTGCCGTAGACTTCTTCCAACTTGTCATCGTCACCACCCAACAATGGAGCAGGAGATGAGAATTCAGATTTGTCGTAGTTACGGTATCCTTCAACTTGACGGATCTTCAATTTGAAGTCTGCACCTTCCCAGAAGTCGAACGGATTCATCGGTTCTTCGTCTTGGAATTGTGGTTGCATTACATCCATGATCTTATCAAAGATCTTCTTACCAAACTTGAACAACATCACACGACCTTCGTTCGCAGGATTGCCAGGATCAGAGATCACTAGAACGTTAGCGGCGAAGTGTTGACGGCGTTTTTGTTTACGGACTTGGTCTTTGTCAGACTCGATACCAGAGTTCCACAACTTAGAGTTGAGTTCTGATACAGGATCGGGTTGACCAATCGTGGTGAGAGAGTTCTCGATGTACCATTTACCAGTAGGACCTTGGAACCCATGATCCCAGAAGCGTGCCCATGGCACATCTTCACCTTCGGGAGCAGGCAAGAATCGCAGTACGGCGTAACCGTTACCAGCTTTATCTACTGTAGCCTTCCAGACATGATCGTCTGCGTTCGCTCCTTTACCACCTTCACCACCAGAGATGGCTTGTGCGGATGCAACCAATTTCTCGATGGATGCGGAACGATTTTTCTTTAAAGCACTGAATGACATTTGTATTTTCCTTTATATACAGATTTTGAACAATTATTATAACACAGTATCGCAAATTATGCAAACTTATTTAGCACTATTTTTTTGAGTGCGACCAAGTCTGCGTTCACAAACGGTTTATACTTTCGGATTCGCATTGACAAATCTGGCCACACAAGTGTTTCTGTGATAGTCTTATCGAATCTTTTGGTAAAACCAAGCATCTTGTCGAGTAGTACAACTGTTTCCAGCGATACTTCCTCTTGAAGAAGCAATCTGATTATCGGGGGATGTGATCCTCCGTCCTCAGTAATAAGGAACAAGTCGTCAAACTTTAATCCCTTACCTTGTATATAGTCAACTAGAACATCTATGTCACTAGTAAATCTATATGTCATTGACTCGGAATAACGTTTCCAAGTGTTGTAGTTTTCGTCTCCATGTTCTAACATATCGCCGACCCACTTTGAGCCACGAACAAAGTTAGATACATAATATGAGACTAGTTCGGCAGAGTCTGCGAACTTCTTAGCTATCTTCGCAAAGTGATATTTATCCTTGCGAGTCATAAACGATTTAGGAGTAGCAGAACTCTTAAAGTTGTATTTCAAAGCATCATAACTATCACGTTCAAAATGTAGTTTGATTGCCATGTAATACGAGTATGCATCATACGGCTTAATCATAATCATAGTGGTAGTGTATTATGTCCTGTAATGAGTTTGTCTGCAATCGCTTCTGCTTCTATACGTGCTTTCAGTGGTGCAGAGATAAGAGGACCAACATCTAATGGATCAATCATACGTTCTTGACACAGATGCAATACAGCATCAAGATGTGACATGCGTTTCTCTTTAGCAGTAGCTACCACTAGTTCGCTGAACTGCTTCTTACTCAATATATCATCAATGGTCATTCTTCTTCTCGACTTTCAAATTAGTAGACAATCCGATAAAGATCTGGATGAAAAATGCCCCCAGCCAAGTATCGAATGTGTATGGTACATTATACCCCAAATAGTTCAATCCGACAAGCAATATTAGAGGAATAATCGCTACCGCTAATATTGCGAATACTCCTACAATAGAAAGCATACTAAAAGTTTTCATTAAGAATTTTCCCATCTATAAAATATATGCCTATCAACTTTAGTGATACGCTTCATGTTTCGATCTTTGTTCCACTTGGGATTGACATAAGTTGCATGATAGTGTGTAGCACCATCGGTAATGTCATACCCCTTCTTATGCATCTGATAAACTAGTTCGGCGACTTTGAATGCATCGTCCAACTTCTGTTTATCCCTAGCGACATCTGATTTACCATCACATGCCCAGGAGAACTGACATTGATGTTTACGAGCAGCAGATGCACGTTCACGCTTTCCATAACGACCTTGATATACAACATCACACACCTCAGAGGGGAATCGTGCATCGTTGACTCGATTAAGAACGACCATACCTACTGAGATTTGTCCTGCCAAACTTTCGTTGGCAGATTCGAAGTAGATGTTGGTTGCAAGACATTCGATCGCAGCCTGTTTAGGCATATCGTCGATATTTGCGGCAGATGCTACTGGAGGTACTGCAATCATGAGTGATGCAGTTGAACTTAGAAATAGCGTTATAGCCAGGAGTGTTTTTTTAACCATTAGTTATCCTCATCAAAATGGTATCTTCGTTAAGTCGACCATTAGGTGATGAGTCTTTTGTGGTTAATTTCTTCCAGGCATTATCTATCTGACGTGGGGTTTTACTTAACACTAGAGGTAGGAGATCCTCTGGTTTGCGAAGTTTCTTAGACCTCGAACCATTCTCATCCCAACCTTGTAATGTAGTTCCCTTGATTCCGAACCCATTAGGCCCCGAACTTACGTACTCAGACAATGTCCTAGTTTTCACATTAAACACAAACAGACGCATCGCTCCTACGATACTCGCAGGGTTGATCGACACGAGTTTGAACTCTGGTGATTCCTTAAGGAATTTTATCTTCGCGACTTGTTTCGTTGCCGCAACTGGTTTCTTGGCACGCACTTTGCGTACAGTTTTAGAGTTCGCTTGATAACGTTTTAAGTCGTCAAGTGCTTTATTTAGTAATTTTAACCTCTCTTTAATCTCTTGTTTGGATAAGTGTTTATACGCCTCTACTGCTTGATCACAATTCTTGTTGACAGCATCGTCGTATTCACTGATACGACTTTCTACCCAAGGAATTGCATACGAACAAGCCATAGAAGGTAATGCATGGGTCTTCAGACGAGTGTACGCATCGAACACGATCTTAGTTTCACCTTGCATCCACCGATCCTCTACCTCACGTAAGTCTTCAATGATAGTAGCATGTACTTTTAATCGAACACGGTCTTGAATACTCACTGGAGGTAATGGATCACCCTTTACATCTTCTTCCTTAGTATCACTGATCTTAGAACCTTCCAGAACCGCTTTCATAATATCCTTTCGAATATTATCTTTCTGAGATTCGTTCAGTACATATCCACGTTCCACCATGCGAACCAAAGAACCGCATGTACGAGTAGACCATACACTAGCACCATTCTTAAACGCAGAGAGTTGATCTTTCTTGAGTTTAAGAACGTCACGAGCGTAGTCGTACATATCTGGGATCAGATCCTTCTTGGATACGA